CAATAGGTAGTAAATTGGCAGCAGCAGGACAGGCAGCATTTACTTTTGTTACTGGTGGTGCAACAACAGGTTTAAAGTTGTTTAGAGCAGCATTAATTACTACAGGAATTGGTGCTTTAGTTGTAGGTTTAGGATTGCTTGTGGCAAACTTTGACAAGGTTAAAGCAGCGTTAACAGATGTAAACAAAGGATTTAAAGAGGGTGGCTTATTAACTAAAGCGTTAATGATTGCTTTCGCTCCTTTAATCGCTACTATAAAAGCATTTCAGAAAGGTTACGAGGGTATTACAGAGGTTTTAGGAATTACTAATGAAGTGTTAGATGCTCAGGCAATTAAACAACAGGAGGTACTTGATAAGATAAAGGCAACTAATGTTGCAAGGCAAAAAGAACTTAAACTTCAGCAAAGATACAATAAAGATACTATAGCTAACCTAGAACTTGACAAGAAACTAGCAACAAGTGCAGAAGAGAAGATAGCTATCAATGAGCTGATACTTCAGAAAAAGTTAGAGAATATTCAAGGTGAACAAGACGCATTTCTAGGTGACCAAAAAACCAAACTAGCAACTAATGAGAAGTTAGAGAAAGGCTTATACGCTCAGTATGTAAAGTATAACGGTAAGAGATTCAACAGAGAAGAGGCGAAAGCACAGGAGTTTTACAATAGGTATTTAGACCAAGTTAAAATCAACGATGCTTTCAATAAGCAAATCAATGACGGCAACTTTCAAAGCTTTAGAGAATTCGATACAAAGAGAAGAGCTTTAAGAGATGCTTACAACGCAGAAAACAACACTCTAAGAAAGGAAGATGTAAATAAGGATAAAGAAGCTCAAAAGACAAAGAATGATAATTACAAACAATATTTACAAGACAGGTTAAACATACGCAGAAAAATTGAAGACATTGAAAATTCACTTCTTACGGATGGTATAGAAAAAGAACTTGAAATCAACCGTGATAAGTTTAGAAGACTTCGTGAAGATGCCATTGCAAACACGAAACTAACAACTAAAGAAAGGGCAACACTAATAGACTTACGAAATCAACAAGAAGCACAAGCCGAAGCAAAAATAATTGCAGACAATCAAAAAAGACGTGAGGATGCTTTTGAAACAGAAAGAAGCGACAGAGTAGAACTATTAAACTTTGTAGACGAATTAAACACGAAAGAAGTAGAATCTGAAAAAGCAAAGAATCTTGCTATAATAGAATCAAGCAAAGATGCAGCAGCCAAACAAAAAGAAATAGACGAAAAGGCAAAAGCAGATGCACAGGCCATACAAGATTTTAAATTTGATATTGCTTCACAAGGTTTACAAACCATTAGCAACCTTACTGAATTGTTTGCTGGAAAAAGCGAAAAGGCAGCAAAGAAAGCGTTTCAAGTTCAAAAGGCAGTTAGTATAGCACAAGCAACTATCGACACTTATAAAAGTGCCAATGCAATATTTGCAAGTACGGCAGCTAATCCAATAACAGTACTAAATCCATCTGCACCATTTATAGCAGCAGGAGTTGCCGTTGCAGCAGGATTGGTAAACGTGGCAACAATAGCAAGTCAAAAGTTTCAAGGTGGTGGAACTACAGGAGGTGGTGGACAAGAATCTGCACCAGATTTAGGTGGAGTTGCAGCACCAAGCTTTAACGTCGTCGGAGATAGTGGAATAAATCAAATTGCACAATTACAACAACAACCTGTACAAGCCTTTGTAGTAAGTGGAGAGGTAACGACAAGCCAAGCACTTGACAGAAACAGAGTACAAAATGCAACACTATAAACAAATAAAAGTTATTATAACATGAAGATAGTTGAACTTATAATTGATCCAACAGATGAACAAAGTGGAATAGACGCAATTTCTTTAGTAGAAACACCTGCGATTGAATCCAACTTTATAGCACTTTCTAAACAAAAACACGAACTATATTTAAAAGTGCAAAGAATTTAGATGCCACGTTTGAAGAAGTTTATGGAGATTTGCAACCACTTACTACAAGGATGGGCGAGGCTGAAGATCGTCTTTATGAGTTGGCACTTGCAGGAGATACGGCTTCAAAAGAATATCAAGAACTATTAACTAAAGTTGGAGAATATCGTAAAGTACAAATCCAAACTGATTTAGCAGTAGATGGTGCAGCCACGACAATGACGCAAAAGTTAGGTAGTGCTTTAAATGGTGCTACAAGTGGCTTTGCAGCAACACAAGGTGCTATGGCTTTGTTTGGAGATGAAAACCAAGCACTTGAAGAATCACTTTTAAAAGTTCAATCTGCATTAGCTATACAACAAGGAGTACAAGGTCTTACAGAAGCTTACAGAGAATTATCAATAGGTAGTAAATTGGCAGCAGCAGGACAGGCAGCATTTACTTTTGTTACTGGTGGTGCAACAACAGGTTTAAAGTTGTTTAGAGCAGCATTAATTACTACAGGAATTGGTGCTTTAGT